TGCTTGTTTTCTTTTTTCTCGTAATTTAAAGAGTGACTTGTAATAAACTCAGCATCTAATATATTAACACTAAACTTATCATAATCATAAGTTTCATTACCATTCTCAAAATAAGCCCTAGTACCATAAGTCATAGGGTTATTGTTTTTACCTGCGTACTCATTAGCTATCTTAATATAATCTTCTTCACTAAACTCATCTCCTGCTTGTTGCTTAAGATCAGCTATAGTCATAGAATATACTTCACCTGCATGTCGTGCATTTTTAAAGTCAGGCTTTGAAGAAAATGAAGTTATTAGGTTAGCAGGGTCTACGTGACGTATTTTAACACCACTTGTAGGTAATAGTTCAACTTTAGCAGCACATAAACCCAGGACTACTAAATCACGTATCATATACCTTTTTACTTCGTCAAATTCATTCTTATCAAAAGTATATTCAATAGCCTTTTCTAAAGCTATCTCAACATTTTGTTTATAGTTGAGAGCCATAAACATATCAATCTCTTCACTACTTTCAGCAACAAATCCATCTTTCATTAATGGAGACCCAGACACATCCTCTAAATTCTGAACAAAATCTTTTGTTAGCATCTCAGCAAACATTCTTTTCTTTTTATTCAATCTTTGTTGTGCAGCTATTGGGTCTATAGATTTGGCTTTTACATCATATTCTTGATTCACCATTCCATTAACAATAACATCAACAAACTTAGGAATGATTGATACAGGAGAGAAATCTATATTTAAGTATGACGAGTCACCTTGAACATCTAGCAAGTCCTTGTATTTACCTACATCTTGATTGCCTTCAGCATAAGCTCTATTTCTAGAATATTTTAATTTTATATCACGAAAATAAACATCACCATTGTTGTGCCATTCATAATACATAGACTTGAAATACTCAAGACCATACTCTTTTTGAGCTTTCTCCTCATTAGTTGCTAAAGGAGAAGGATAACCATTTAATTCATCCTTTTTGTTATTGTAAATCATGTCCTTATCTTTTTACTAATCATTCCTTTATTATTATATCGTTTTACTAAAGGTGATGAAACTTTTATTTCTTTTTTAGGTTTAATATATCTTTGTGAAGCTAGAAGTGCTAATGAAGACGATATACTAGCATCGTATTTTGTTCTGTTGTCTATTTCGAATCTACTCCAATCATCGAGTAACGTATTGAAATAACAAGATCCTATCTCCCCTGTGTCTGTGTTGTACCCTACATGATCATATATATAAGTTGCTATAGCTTCAGCTTGAGCATTAATCACTGCAGTACCTGAACCAGGTATACCTTTAGTCTTCTGTTTTCCCCTACTCCACTCTGTATGTGTCATATCTGGTCTATCCATCAAATATTCATAGTATCCTCTATTCTCAAAATACTTTAGTATCCCTACTTTATTGTTTTCTACAAGTATTTGACAACCATAAAATACACACATCTTAATCATGTCTTCGTAGAATATATCTGCTTTAGGCGGTCTGTTAATGTACTCACACACAAACTGCATAGACACATCACTTGCCATGCTAAATTTATGAAACACATGAGCAGCAGCATCAGATCTCCTACCATCAGTAGTGGTATCATGATCGTAAGGGTCACAGCCTGCCACAAGGAAATCTGCCCTTCCAGGGTACTTTTTGTTATTCCTGGAGGAAACAACATTTTGATTATCGACATCTGGAACCCACGTAATTTGCCACTTGCCTTTTCTATGAGGTATCCAAATAACTTCTTTATCTTGTATCCCATTTCTCCAAACAAACTCTCCCCTTGTTACAGGTACGTTATTTACTTCGTTGTAATCCATCTGCTGATAGATTCTTTCAACATCAAATATACAACTTTGCGAATCATTTCTAAATGCTTCGTCAACAGTAAAAGGAAACTGCCTTTTAAACTCTGATAAAGTATTAGTATCATCCTTTAAGGCATCTCTTCTGTTTTGTAAATAATCTTTAGATCCTACATCTATAAGCATATCGTCTATACCCATAACAGGTTTGTCAGGCGTTTCTATAACAGAATATCCATACTCATCTATAAAGCCCTCTAAGTTGTCATATGCAGGTATAAATAGTTTATATAAACCACTCTTAGTTCTACCATTCAAGTCTTTATCACTCATGTCAGAGTCATAGAATATGTCTTTAAACTCTGCACCACCATCTTGTTGTTTATTAGCAGTAGAACCCATCATACATTTACCAACCACGTTTCTACCTAGAAGTAAACAAGTTTGTGTTACATTCCAATTCTTTCGTATAGAATTTTGTCCTGTCCACTTACCTGCTTCATCATGAACTAAAAGCTTTAGCTTCATACCGTCATAACTATTATCTGCAGTGTTTTTCCAGTCAATAATAGAGTTAAGTGCTTCAGACTTCTGTATATGTTTTTGATTCTTTGTAATCTTTTTTGCAGGTTCTCTAAATGCTAACTCTACACGTGGGTTACTAGAACCATCTTGTATCGGTTGAAAGAAGAATGGATAGTTTCTGTATATACGAACTACCTTGTCTGTAAACATAGTCTTGGCATCTGCACCTGTCTTAGATAACAAACCAAAGTTACTCTCGTATGTTTGTGTAGCTTGATTTACAATCTCACTACTTGCCATATAAGAGAAACCACTACGCCTGTTCTTAAGAAAACATATCCCATAAGAGTTTTTGTCTTTCTTGCACGCTTCCCAAAAAATAAAGAACGTTCTATTAGCATCCCTGTAATCAGGATACCCAACATCAATCTTACCCCACTGAATAAACATATAATGTGAACCAGTGATGTATGTAGGAACTCCGTTATTGTAAAACCACAATCCATCCCTCCTACGTCTAAACTCTTCCTCTATGTAATCCACATAGTTAGAAGCAGTGTCTCTATTGAGACCACTAGGTATTTTCAACCTAGTCCACTTCTGTTTAGCTTTTGGTAGGTCGTGATATAATATATCTTTCTTATACCTTGGCTTTTTAGGAAGAACTATCTTTAATTTATCAAACTCTAAGACATCACCTTCGCTTCCCTCTATTAAATATACTTTATCATTTGTTTGCATATTTCTCAGCGAAAGATCCTTCAAAGTCTTTCTTTTCTTCAATTAAATCTTTACCTTCTTTTATTCTATCTTCTAGGGTTTTTATTCCTAGTAATATTTCTTGACAATCTTCAAAGCATTCTCTTTTCGCTTTTATTGCTTGCCTTCTCTTAGCATCATCCTCTTCTATAAGAGGTTTGCCTATCTCTTCAATCAAAAGATCAACAGCACCTTTACTAGCGTTTATTAACCTCTCTAGAGTTTTTAGTGCGTAATCTTTATTTTGTTCCATAGAAAGCTAATACGTCAAAGTTTCTCATTCGAAGAAGCTTTCTGCCCTCTATATCCATATCATACTCAGAGTTTTCACTCCATAAGACTTTATCTCCCTCATTAACTCCTTGTTCCTTCATCCAATTATTTATAATAATTGCATGACCATGGAGTTCTTTTTCTTTTGATGATGAATCAAGTATAATACCTGATTTACTCACTTCAGGTTCTAAAACCTCTTGCTCCATAAAATTCCAGTGACCTACAGGAATAAATTCATCACCTCTTTTGATAAGATAAATCTGTTCTGCATAAGCTTGATATATATTATCCTTACCAGCATGCTTTACAAGATTTGCATCTGTAGCTATAAAATGGTGGAACCAAACTTTATCACCTTCCTTTATTCCTGTCTCCTTAGTATCCAGGATTGGAGTTTTATATATAGTACCATATTGTCTTGCTAACTTCATAGGGTCATAAGAGGTATCTCTATACAACTCCATTCCATTTAACATTATAGTGTCTTCTGTTTCTTTTTCTACTTCTATCCAGTAGAGGTCTTTAATTGGCTTCATATTGTTTTCTTTTACTTTACTTCGTAGTCATCTTGGACATCTGTGTTGTACTCTATAGCTGTTGGCTGTGAAAAGAATCTTTTCCATGGTTTAGAAAAATCCTCCCCCATTTTCTTTATATAAACATCATACACTACTTGTTGATGTTTGTACCACGCTGCCTCATCTTGCACAATGGCTGTAACTTCTAAGGAACCTCCTAACATTCTTTGACCTACCTGATATGTAAGTCCTTGCTTTAAGTCCCCTATAGTTATCTTTCTAATTACAGGGTTTATTGCTTGCATTTAATCTAATTTAATTTTTATTCAAATAAATCTCTTGATAGTTTTACAAAAGGTATTTGGACCCCTTTGAGTGATGTTGTATGAGTCTGAACTCCAACAAAAGGCAGTAGATCTATATCGTCAGTCATAGCTAAAGACTTTGTTGTAGATACAGATTGAGTTGCTCCACCTGCAGTTGCAGTTGTAACAAGTCCATATCTTACATTATTAACGTAAACAGATATTTGTCTGTTTTCATCAAATTCAATTCTAAGTTTATATACTGCACCACCTAATATAGCTAGACCTAAGTTTGTTATATAATCTGTACCACCAACACTATAGACAAAATGTAAGTTAGCATTTGTAGTCAAAGCTCCTTGGTCATCATTTGAACAATAAAGGAAATAAGCTTGATTTGCATCTGTAGCATAAGTACCTACCTCTGTAAGCTTCATTCCTGCCCAGAAAGACATATCGTTTATATTACCTGAGGATATTGCGGTTGAGAAAATAATTTTATTCTCAGTACCAAAAGGAACTGAAGCCCAACCTGAAGAGTCAGTTGATCCACTACCATTAATCTCAGTGTGACCATTTCTTATAGATAACACAGTCCTATCATTATCTGTAGTACCAGTAATTATCTTTACACCTGCATAAGCTGTATCTCTACCTACATTTCCAGAAGATTGAGAAGCCCCTCCACTTACACCTGTTAATACAAAATTTTGATTAGGAGTTATATAAGGGTCTATAATAAATGCAAGTTTAAATACTTGAGCCGCAACGTCAGTACCATTAGTACCTATTCTTATTTTACAACTACCATCTGCTACATCATGAACTAAGACATTAATCATAGCATTGTCAGCTATAGTTCCTCCATCTTGTAATTGAACATAAACATGAGATGAAGTTCCAAATATGTGATCATTATTGAAAGTAAACTCAGCAGTATCTGTGGCTGCTAAGTCAACAGACTGCATTGTTATTATACCATACTTAGCATTTAATGTCACAGCAGTAGTCGCATCAGTAGCCTGAGACACAGCAGCAGATTGAAGACTAGGAATTTTTTCAAAGTATTCCTGTAGCTGGTACCTATCATCAGAACCAGATAAAGATCCAGAAACAGTAAGGTTTCCATTAGAGTCTAACCTCATTTTCTCAGTACCACTAGACGCAAATCCAAGATACCCACCACTATGGTCATAGTATATTTGACCAGACTTATTACTACTAGAAGACCCAAAATAAATATTACCAGAGTGAGAGCTTCCAGAAATTATTGATAAACCAGAATCTGAAGAATTTTCTAACGTTAATTGATTTGCCGAAGAATCAGAAGTTACATTTCCTGCACTAACACTCATTACGTGAAGTAAACCGTCAGGAGTTGCTCCACCAGTACCAATACCTACTTTTAAAAACTCAGCAGAGTTTGTTGACAGCTTCATACTAGAAGCATTACCAGAACCAGATTCAACTTGCTTAAGGTTTGTGTCTTTTACCTCTGTAGATGTTTGAAGTAAATTTTGGTAAGTAGATGATATTGATTTATTTTTTAAAGTTCCCATTTACTTTTTTTTTATTTTCTCTATAGACCTACCAGCAAAGTAAGCTCCATACACTGTTATTAATAATGTCTGATATATTGGAACGTAAGCCTCATTTATTTCAAATCCCCCTGCATTCCCATCAAATACTGACAAAACTACAAAAATTGCAGTTAAAAATATACATATCAAGGGTCTAATGTTCTTAGATAACCAGTTATCAGACTTCATGTCTGCCTCCCAACGTCTAGTAACTTGCTCTTGAGCCTGGCTTTCTGCCTTCATAAGAATCTCTTCCATAGCCCTTTTAGCAGCCATCTTCTCATCTTTAGACGTAGTTAAGTTATCAAGAACTTCACCAACCTGCTTAACAACTCCTCCACCTAATATGTCTAGCAATTTACTCATACTTCTGCGTATCTATATTTAGTATCTCCTTCTTTATCTTTGTAAGCCTCAAGAACCTGACTTCTATTTCCTTTTGATTTAAGAGATATATGTATCCAAGAAAAGTCAAATTCATTTATCATTTGATCAAACTCTAAACCTGAATTTAGTATCCAGTCATAGATAACTTTATTATTCATTTTTCCTTCCTCCCAGAATTGAAGATCCAAAGCTTCAGCTTTGCTATGCTGCGAGCTATTACTCCCACCAATAGCACGATTAAGCTCTTTGGAACGATAACCACTACTAATCCTGACAGGACCAATAGAGTTACGCATAGGCTGTATAAGGTCTGTAATAAGCCTTTGCATATTCTCCAAGTGTTTCTCTGGCATTTCATTCTTTATACCTAACCTTTTTGCTGTATTACTGTGCTCTATCTCTGCACGAGTAAAGTTTTTACTAAGTCTCATATTTTATATTTAAAAGGCTTCCATAACTATTTCGTCTATAGAGTTTTGAACTTCACTCTTAGTAACCTCCATAGTCATCATTATGTTTGCTTGAAATCTTTTCACTTCCTCGTTGTTGTTGAATATAACAATAGTGGGGACAACTACTATTTTGTACTCTTTAGACCATCTTGAGTCTGCAGTTATATCAACTCTTTCTGTTTCACAATCTGTTAACTTAGACAACCAAGTTACCTCGTTAGATTTATTAAAACTAGCATTAAACTCAACAGCAACCATTCCACTAGGAAAGTCTTGAGCTGTAACAGAAAATGGAATTAATAATAAAAATAATAACTTTTTCATAAGATTATTTTAATTGATCAATCTTATCCTCCATCCTCAGCATTTGTGTTTTAATTTCTTTGACATCGTCTTGCGTAGACATAATAGTTTGACGTATAAGTTGATCTTTCATATCATACTCCATACGAGTAATCTCAGGATCAAGAGGTAAAGGTAGTTTTTTAGCCTCCGCTATATCTGATTGCAACACAAACCACCCACTAATTGCTGCAGCCATTAAAAATCCTATTCCAGCTAGAGTCTTTAAACTTATATTAAAAGACGTTTCTTCGCTTAATTCTTTTGCCATCTCTAAAATATTACATAATTAAGCCCAACACTAAAGTTGTGCCATTTTCTGTTCCAGTACTTATTATACTTACCCTCTACAAATATACCTAAACTTTTGTTAAATCTATAACCGTAAATTAACCCAACAGAATAATCCATCCATTGCTTGTTATTGTTATATTTGTGATAAGAATATTCGTTGTTTGTGTCTAAGTGATAAGGCATTAAATTACCCCAAGAATGAAACCAAAAGTCTTTTGTAAAGTGATAATAGTCAAACCCTGCAACTATTGAATACTCAACTATATTATTTATTAGTGACCTTTGTTTTGAGACATAATCATTTATTACTTCAGGTATCACGATTTCTTCCCATACTTCTTGGCTAGTTGCTACTATTTCTCCATTGGGTGCTGAGTATTGTCCATCTAATGTTATATTGTATCCC